CAAGCCTTCCCCCAAGGCTTGGGGGAAGCTTTACCCCAAGCCTTCCCCCAAGCCTTCCCCCTACACACAGCTACTGCTACAGCTACACACTCTTCTAACGAAGAGTGTCGTCCCCCCACTCCCAGCGAAAACCCTCCCACCGCCAACGAGGACCAGGCAGGCGACGCGACGCCACGGCGGAAGCCATCAATACCAATCCCAAATACATGGGCACCAACTAAAGCCCACTGGGACTACGCCAACAAAAACCACCTGAACCTCGAAGCAGAAGCAACATCATTTAAAGGCCACGCTGAAACCCACGACAGAAGATGCGCCTCATGGAACGCCGCCTTCTCCACCTGGCTCCGCAAAGCCAAACCACAACCCGCCCAACAGTCATCCATCTGGGACTGAGAAAGGACACCACCATGGCCGTAGACCTCGACTACGCCGAACAATCCCTCCTCGGCGCCGTCCTCCTCTCCAACGGCTCCATCCTCAAGGATCTCGACTTCAACCCCGCCGACTACCGCCATCCCGTCTACGAGACCATTCACCGCACCGCGCAGAACATGCACACCGCCGGGAAGCCCGTAGACGTTGTCACCGTCATGGGTGAGATGCAGGCCGCCGGTGAACGCTTCGACCCCACGCTCCTGCACCAAGCCGTTGCCAACACGCCCACGGAGGCGAACGCGGACTACTACGCCGGGATCGTCGCCGACGCAGCCACCGGGAGACGACTCACCAACGCTGCCGCGAGGATCACCGAAATGGTCAACACCGGCGGCGATATGCCCGAAATCGTGGAGGCCGCCCGGAAGGAGGTTGACCGAGCTCAATCCACCGCCCGCCAACAACCAGTCACGTTCATTGGCGACACCATCGAAGAGACCATTGACGCCCTGGACGCGCCCATCAACGCGATCCCCACACCCTGGCCCTCACTCAACGAGATCATCACCGGCTTCATGCCCGGAGCCGTGTACGTCATCGGCGCGAGGCCAGGAGTTGGGAAGTCCGTGGTCGGCATGCAGTGTGCTCAGGCGATGCTCCACCACGGGTCCGTGGCGTTCATCAGCCTCGAAATGTCCCGTGACGACCTCAACCAGCGACTCATCTCCTCGGAGCTGAAGATCAACATGGGCAACCTCGTGAACCGGAACATCCATGACGACCAGTGGGTCCGGATCGGGGAATGGGTCCGTGAGCAACCAGGACGCCCTCTCGCGGTCTTAGACAACGCCGGTGCCACTATCACCGACATCAAGCGTTTCGTGCGCTCAGTGGGCCGCAGGAGGCCGTTGGCGGGCATCGTCGTGGACTACCTCCAACTCCTCAACCCGCCACCAGGCGACAAACGCCCACGACACGAATACGTCGCCGCCATGTCCCGCGAACTCAAAATCCTCGCCATGGAGCACCAAGTCCCCGTCATCCTCCTCTCCCAGCTCAACCGAGGATCCACCCAACGCGAAGACCAACGCCCCATGATCTCCGACCTCCGCGAATCCGGCGCCATCGAACAAGACGCAGACGTCGTCATCCTCCTCCACCGCGTCTACCCCGGACCCAACGAAGGCGAGATCTCCTTCGGCGTCGCGAAAAACCGCAGAGGCAAAACCGGGAAAACCGATCTCGCGTTCTGGGGCCACTACTCGACCATCAGAGAGCCCTGACATGCCAGACCCCGTACCCCTCAGAGACGTCCTCCCTGACGTTCTCGAACAGATCGAAACCGCATACCTCGAAAACCAAGCCCCGGCCAACACGACCGGGGCTTCTTCATACCCAGAGACAGGCACCCTATGAGATCCGTCTTCCCGATCCGCATTGACGGCACGCCCATCCCCCAGGGATCGAAGTCAGTCACTCGGCGCGGTCACATGTACGAGGCCAACCGGAACCTCAAACCCTGGCGCGACAAGTGCGTGGTCATCCTCCGTCAACGCTGGGACGGACTCGAACCCTACGACGAACCCATCCGCGTCAACGTCACCTTCCACATGCCCCAACCGAAGCGCCCAAAATACCCGCTCCCAGGCGTGAAGCCGGACCTCGACAAACTCCAACGCGCCCTCGGAGACGCACTCACACAATCCGGGCTCATCACCGACGACTCACGCATCACCACCTGGCAAACCACCAAACGCTACTCACACACCCCAGGCATCACCATCTGGGCCATCACACCCGACACAGGAGACCAACCATGAACGTCACCATCACCCTCACCAAGGCCGAGGCGCAAGCAGTTCTCCGTCACCCCGCACCAAACCTCGGCCACGGCGTCCGGCAATCCAAGACCATCACCACCGCCTGGAACAAAATCCAGACCGCCACCCACCAAACCGCCTACGAGGACACCCACCCCACCAAGGACCGGTCATGACCGACAACCAAGACTCTGCCCGCATCATCCGACAAGGCCTCGACAACATCGCCGCAGCCATCATGGCCGCCGCCAAACCCACACCAGACCCCACCACCACCGACCCAGACGAACCCGGCCCAGACGACACCCCCACCGTCGAAGACATTGCCGCTGACCTCTGGGAAGCCGACCACACCCACGGCTACACATCCACCCCAGCCCGCACCTTCCACACCGACACCACTAGCACCCAAGACCGCTACCGACTCCTCGCCCACACCGCCATCAACGGCCCCGACCCCAAAGACCCCAAGGAGACCCGATGATCACCCCCATGGAACACAACCTGTGCAGACGCTACGGATGCGAGATCCCAGTCGGAGAAGGCTCGTTCCTCTGCTCATCTCACATCGTCAAGCTGCAAGACATGCTCGACCAGGTGCCCGAATACCTGCAAGCACTCGCACCACTCGAACTCGCCACCAGCACACCACGAGGCAACACGGGCGGCGGAAGCGGCACCCCAGGCTCACGACCGCCACTCAACCTCCACGCCTGGGCCATTTGGGTAGAGATGCAAAGCCTTCCCACCCGCGCCTCCGACGTCGCACACCACGACCCACAAGCCGGAGCCACCTACAAGACCGTGGCATCACTGGTGGCCCAGGCATACAACATCCTCGACGGCCCAGACGAACCCGTCGTGGACAGGATGGAAGCCGCCCGCCGCATTCACATCGCCTTCCCAGCGCCTATGACCGGCGCGGAGATCTGCCAGCAGTTCGAGGCATGGGGCATCCACATCACCAGGCCACAACTCTGGAAATGGGTCGAACGCGGACACCTCCAATCAGTCGGCCGGGCCACAGACGGCAAGACCCGGCTATACACCATCCTCGGGATCCTGACCGCCCTCCAACGAACCCACCCCACCCCCCACCACGAGAGGAAGCCCCACCCCATCGCCAGCTAACCCCACCCCCAGAAGATCACCCACCCCCTCACGACACGCCCCCCACCCACATTGCGCGCCCCCTCCCATTCGTGTAATGTCTGACGCGGTGGGGATGAACCACACCCAAAACAAGGCCCGATGATCCAAGCGATCTCGGGCCTTTTCCGTGCGGTCAAACACACACCTCCTTCGGGTGAGGGAACAGCGCGGGGCAAACCCACAACACCACAAGGGTCACTGCCCCGCGCCACACCACCAAGGACCAACGTCATGCCCAACCGCATCCCCACACGCTGCCCATGCGGCAACCTCGCCACCAACCAAGGCCGATGCGACCAACACCAACGCAAAGCCTGGGCGAACAAGTCCGCCAACAGCACCACGCTCACCGGACGACAACGCCAAACACTCCGAGACCAAGCACTCGCACGCGACCCGAGATGCCAAGTCTGCGGTGAAACCAACGTCGAAACCCTCGAATACGACCACATCATCGAGATCTCCGACGGGGGATCACCACTCGACCCAAGCAACGGCTGGCTGCTCTGCACCAACTGCCACAAGATCAAAACCGCTCACGCACGCCGTGCACGCAATCAACGCAAAACGCGATCGGCACCCCGCCCCCAGGCCTGACGCCAAGGGGTAGGGGGGTCCTCGAAACAGAAAAATTCACGGACGGGCGCGCCGCCGTCCCTTTCCGCACGAAATCTCACATTTTGAGACAGGGGGTCCGCTATGGGAGCACGGGGACCGGCGAAAAAGCCTGCCGCGTTGCGACTGGTGGAGGGCCGTGGGCATGGGCGTGATTCTGGTGGCCGTGAGGTCAAGGAGGGCCCGAGTTTTGATCGTGCTGCCCCGGATCGCCCTGACTGGCTGACTCCCCTGGCTGCCGATGAGTGGGATCGGGTGGTGCCTGGCCTGGTTCGGCACAGGGTGTTGAAGCCTGAGGATGCTTCGACGTTGGCGGCGTATTGCGAGCATGTGGCGGAGTTTCAGACCGCCACTCGCGCCCTTGAGGATGCGGGCTCGCTGTTCATTGATGCTAAGCAGGGGACGATTCCTCACCCTGCTGTGGCTGTTCGGCGGAATGCGGGGTCCCGTGTCCAGGCGTTGGCGAAGGAGTTCGGTTTGACTCCGTCTTCTGAACAGGACCTCGCTGGGGATGACGGGGGTACCAACGGTGGTGATGGCAACCCGTTCTGAGACTGCGACTGCTGAGCCTCTTGACGTAGAGGATGAGGCAGATGAGGTGACGCTTCCCTCGCCGTCGGTGTTGAAGCGTTTGAAGCTTTCCCGTGAGGTCGCCTGGTACACGCTCTCTCGTGGGTATGACCTCCCTGAGTATGCGCCGTTGCACGCGACGCCGGATGGTTCGGCGGTCAAGGATGCGGTGTTTGATCCGGGGCGTGTGGATCAGGTGTTGTCGGCGTTCAAGCGGTTGCGGCACACGCAGGGCAAGTGGGCGGGGAAACCGCTGATCCCGGACGCGTGGCAGGTCGCCTACATTCTGGCGCCGGTGTTCGGCTGGGTGGTCCCGGCTGATGATGGGACGCACTATGTGCGCCTGGTCCGGAGCGCGTACGTGGATGTGCCACGCAAGAACGGCAAGACGACGCTTTCGGGCGGTATCGCGGTGTACCTGACTGGCGCGGATGGGGAGCCTGGCGCGCAGGTGATTGCAGCGGCGTCAAC